TGGCACGGATAGCGAAGGCGGCTATCTCTGCCCTGACGAGTATGAACGCCGTCTGATCCAGGCGCTGGAAGATGAAAACAAGCTGCGTTCTCTGTGTACGATCATTCGCAGTGAGTCTGGTATCCGCAAGATTCCCATTGTGGCATCTCATGGCACTGCCAGCTGGGTGGAAGAAGAGGGTCTCATCCCTGAGTCTGATGATGCCTTTGGTCAGATTTCTCTGGGTGCTCATAAGCTTGCCACGATGATCAAGGTGTCTGATGAGCTTCTCAAGGATTCTGTGTTTGACATTGAGGGCTATATTGCCAAGGAGTTTGCACGCCGCATGGGTGCTGCCGAGGAACAGGCTTTCCTTACGGGCGACGGCGTTGCAAAGCCTATCGGTATGCTTAATGATACCAATGGCGCGGGTGTGTCTGTAACGACTGCTGGTAATACCTTCACTGCGGATGAGATCCTTGACCTGATCTACTCTGTGCGTGGTGTGTACCGTCCGAAGTCTCTGTTCCTGCTGAACGACTCTACGATCAAAGCCATTCGCAAGCTGAAGGATGGCAATGGTCAGTATCTCTGGCAGCCGGGTCTTAAGGAAGGCGAACCGGATAAGCTGCTGGGCTACAAGGTGGTCACTTCTGCATGGATGCCGGAGATTGCTGCAGGCGCCAAGCCGATTCTGTTTGGTGATCTGTCTGCGTACTGGATCTCCGACCGTGAAGGCCGCACCTTCCAGCGACTCAACGAACTGTACGCTGCTACGGGTCAGGTTGGCTTCCGTGCTACTCAGCGCGTGGATGGTCGTCTGGTGCTTGCTGAAGCACTCAAGTGCATGCAGATCAAGAACGGCTGATAAGGAGGAGCTTGAATGGGGCACACAGCGAGAAACTTTCATGCTCACGGAGGCAGCGAATGGGTAATCGGCGGAAAGCTTACGTTTCTTCCCGGCGCAACCGTAGAAGGCGCGGATGGCCTCTTCGATCCGCCGTCTGGTGCTACGCACGTTTTGCCGTATATGGCAGACAGCGAGGCTACGACTGTGGCTGGTCTGCGAGAGAATTACAACAGTCTGCTCGCCGCGCTAAGGGACGCTGGCATTATGAGTCCCGAGGCCACCGAAACGGAAACCTGAGGTGATGGCTCATGGTGCTAATCGTCGATGACGTAAAAGCTCACCTTCGTATCCAGCATGCTGAAGAAGATGAGTACATCGAGAAACTGATTGCACAGGCGCAGGGCGCGGCGGAGGATTTCTGCAGGACAGAGTTCTCCGCTGACGCCCCTAATGCGGTACGGTTGGCTGTTATGCTCATGGTTTCACACTACTATGAGAATCGAGATAATCCGGATAGGCAGGTTTATCTTGCGATGCGTACTGCATTTGAGAATCTGCTGTATCCGCACAGAGATCCTGAAAAGATGTTCTGAGGAGGAGTACTGATTGAGAGGTTATAAGAACTTTGAATCCAGCCCTCATCCCGGAAACCTTAAACATCTGGTAGAAATCGGTTATACGGAAAACACAATCAACGAAAACGGCTATTCTGAACCGAAGGATGTAGTTGTTTGCAAGGTGTGGGCAGCAGCTATTGACGCTGGCAACCAGCACTATCGCGCAGCGGATGCGGTGAATACTGAAGCCGTGGTCAACTTTACCATCCGCTATAGAACGGATGTGAAACCTGGTATGTGGGTGAAGTTCCGAGATATGAAATGGAATATCTCCACGTTGGGTGAATATGGCTTTGCTCGGAATTATCTGGGCTTGAAAGCGTCTGTTGCGGAAGGTGTGAGCGGATGAAGCAAGTACAAACGGCGCTTGCTGACCTGGGGATTCCGGTCATGGCTGGTATATGGAGAGCTACTTCGCCCTCACAAAATCCTCCGCCACAGTATGTGGTGTATTCAACAACTACCACAGAAGGATCACACCATGACGACCATGTGACGTCGTTTCGCACCTATGTCTATCTGAATCTATGGAGCGATATCGATCCGACAGATATGGCGAATCGCATCCGAAATCTGATGTATGCTGCAGGATTCTCAATGATTGAAGAATCTGATAAGGGATATAATCAACCGGCTTATGATTCGGCTACTAGACAATATACGGTTCAATGGACGTGGTGTCTGAGGGAGGATGTGGTCTGACTGCCGCTTAAAGTGGAAGGCCTAGATAATCTGATGACAGATATTGCAAGAATGGCTTCCTCTATGGATGCAGAGGGTACTGGAGCCCAGACGGCTAAGAGTGTTCTGACCCAAGCAGCGCAGCCTGTTCACCAGCAGATGGTTGCAAATGCCAGCAAGGATCCGCGACCAAGATCTGGTGATCTGAGAGAAGCGCTTCAGATCGGAAAGGTAAAGAAGAGCAAGAAGCGAGGCCAGCATATCACCATTGGCGTACATCGCAAAGATTGGGACCATGAAGATTACTATCCCGCCTATGTAGAATATGGGCATGGAGGCCCTGGACCCGCACCGGCTCATCCATATGTACGTCCGGCTTTCGATACGAGACAGGATGAGGCTTTTGAGATCATCCGAGATGGACTTCGTGAAGCGCTCGATCAGAATCCAATAGAGTAAGGAAAGGATGGGGTATGCAACTCTATGAATTACGGCAGAATCAATCGCTGCCGCTGGAACTAAAAATCCGAAAAACACAGCTTCGTATCCGTGAATGGTACGAGCATTGGGACGGTGATGTCTATGTCAGCTTCAGCGGCGGCAAAGACAGTACCGTCCTTTTGCATCTGGTACGTTCCCTTTACCCAGAAGTTCCAGCAGCCTATGTGGACACAGGTCTGGAATTCCCAGCAATCCGGAAATTTGTACGCTCAGTCGATAATGTGATTTGGCTGTATCCAAAGAAGCGGTTTCAACAGATTGTGCAGGAGTATGGATACCCAGTTGTCAGCAAAGACATTGCAAGAAGCGCCTATTATGCCAGAAAGGGTAGCAATTGGGCATTAAAACGCTTTGAGGGTCAGAATCCGGACGGTTCGCCATCCAAATGGTACGCAACAAGACAGGGTAAATGGAAAAAGCTCCTAGATGCTCCCTTTAAGATCAGCGATGAATGTTGCCGGTGGATGAAGGAAGAGCCGCTCAAAGAGCTTGAGAAGACCATGAAACCGTTTATTGGGATCATGGCGGATGAGAGTGATCGCCGTCAGACGGCCTATTTGCATACCGGATGCAATGCCTATAACAGTAAAAAGCCCAGTTCAAAGCCAATGGGTTTCTGGACTGAGCAGGATGTTCTTCGATATCTGCGTGATTACAACGTGCCGTATGCCAAAGAAATCTATGGAGATATCGTCGAACGCCCAGATGGAAAGCTGGAAACAACACTTGAAAGCAGAACTGGATGCTATGTCTGTCCCTTCGGACAGAGCTGCAGAAGGGCAAAGGGAACAGAAACGCGTTATCAGCGGCTTAAGCGTCTGTATCCCAAGCAGTATGAGTACTGCATGAGGCCGCTGGAACAGAACGGGCTAGGAATGAAGCCCGTTCTTGAATTTTTGGAGATTCCCTACGACTAACAAGGAGGTAAATGAACATGGCAGCTACTGCTTCTCCCACGGTTTCTTCTACGGTCGGTCTGAAGAACGTTGTAATCGCGCCTCTGACTGAGGATAGCGTAGAAACCTTGACTTATGGTGAGCTTCAGCTGATGGCTGGTGCCATTGAAGCTTCCATTACGCCCGAGAATGCCGATCCCGATGTTCAGTATGCAGACGATATCGAGTTTGATGTACTGTACCCTGATCCGGAACTGGTGTTCAAGACCAAGATGGCTGATATTCCGCTTACGATCCAGGAGATGATTTTTGGCAACCGTATCGATGATAATGGTGTGCTGATCCGCTCCTCTACGGATAAGCCGCCGTATTTTGCAATCGGCTTCATGAGTGAGAAATCCAATCACAAGTACCGCTATGTATGGCTGTATAAGGTTCGAGCAAAGCCTGTGACTGAGAACTATGCAACCAAGGAAGGCGGTACGATTACCCGACAGACTGGCGAGATTGAGTGGACTGCCATCAAGCGCACTCATGACGGTCAGTACCAGGCTGTTGCAGATGAAGGCGAGAACGGCTTTACTGCTGAAAAGGGCGCTGCATTCCTGCAGAGCGTCTATGAGCCTGTGTTTACCGAGGCAGGCACCTGATAATATAGCCGCCGTATGGAGTTAATCTATACGGCGGCTGTTAAACAATATTGAAAGGATGGTTTACATGATCACCTGTACTCTCAATGAAAAGAAGTACCAAGTCGACTTTATCAGCGGTAGGGCGCTTCGTGAAATGGAATCCGCCGCAAAAATGTATGGGAAAATCGTCGCGCTCTCCAATGCGGCTGTCAAGGGGGAAGAGCTTCCTGAAGACAGCCAGTTTACCATCCCTGAAGCGATGGATGTCATGATTAAGTGGTTCTGCATTCTTTTTCAGAATCAATTTACCCCAGATGATGTATTGGATGGCTATCCTGTGGACCGTCTGATGCACGATATTGCGCTGGCGCTTATGGCTGTCCAGACGCAGACAACTTCTATTCTTGATGAGTTCCCTACGAAAGCAGCTCAGACGGAGAACACGATGACCACTCAGACGGAGGCAGTCTGACGCTGCACGATTTTATATATTCAACATATAACTCTCTGATAGAGGGCGGGTGGCGCATGGCAGAAATCGATAGCATGGATATGCTTGGATTTCTGACGGTTCGCGCCTGGAAAGCCGATCAGGAGAAGAAAAAGAAAGAACCTCGACGTGCCTTCATCGACGATGTTTGGGGAAATCTGAAACCTGTGTAGCGAACATAAGGCAGGTGAATTGTTGTGAGCGAGACGCTCCGTGACCTCGTAGTGTCGTTGTCACTTCAGTCAGACAACTTCACTCGGAATATTAAATCCGTAAACAAACAGATTCAGGAAGCGGAGTCTTATTTTAGACTCGCTTCAGTTGGCGTAGAGAGTTTTGAAAGTACGGCAACTGGTCTGGCTACGCATCTGAGTACGCTTGAACGGAAACTGACGCTTCAAAAGACTGCG